TTACAGTTGTGGAATTGTTTTTCGGCTAATTTTTCGATTGTTGAGATAAATTATTTGTCTGGTTTGCGTGTGGATGTGTTGTTAAAGACTGGCGAGTGGGTGAGTGGGATTTACATGTGGACGATGCAGTGGGGTCCGGACTACACGAATGGTGCTGATTTGTCGTTGGCGATTCATCCGAGTGAGCATAAGTCGTCACATTTTATTGCGTTGGATAATGGTGAGTATGCGATTCAGCCGAATAATAGGCTGCGTTGGCATGAGCCTAGTCACGTTACCAAGCCGTTTCCAGAGAAGCCTGAGTATAAGGTAAATGTGGACGAATGGAATTGCGAGGCTTACGCGAAGTGGCAGACTGAGGACAGCGATGCTTGGCACTATGGTGTTACCGAGGAGCCAGATGATTCTGAGTGATTTGCTTATTTGAGTGTGATTGTGTATAAGGATTTCAGATTAACCCGTATTTGTTATGCCAGCTAAGAAGAACCCGAAGCCGACTAATCCAGCGTTGTGGTCGAGAATGAAGTCTCAGGCGCGGAGTAAGTTTGACGTATATCCGTCTGCGTATGCGAATGCGTGGGCAGCGAAGCAGTATAAGGCTAAGGGTGGTCGATGGACAGGAGGGAACAATAAGGTTGCTCGAAAGACGGCTAGGAGGGCGAAGTAATGGCTACGAAGCGAAAGGTTGTTCGTGGTGGCTTGGGCAAGTGGTTTGACGAGAAGTGGGTTGATGTAAAGACGGGCAAGGCGTGTGGGCGTAAGTCTGCTAAGGGTGGCTCTAAGCGGGCGTATCCAGCGTGTCGTCCGAAGAAGGTTGCGTCTAAGATCAGCAAGAAGGAGGCGAGTAAGAAAACTGGTCCCGGTCGGGTGAAGTGGTCTACCACGGCGAGTGGTCGCAAGCGGAAGTGATTTGCCGTGTTTGACAATTGCTTAGGTGATGTGCTAATTGTATCGCATGAGCAGAGAAGCCGCACTCTTACAGGGCAACAATGGCTACCACGTAGTTAATTCTGGCGAGGGGGCTGTGTCTGGCAACTTTCGTTGGATTCAGGTGATTCAGGATGCCACATTTAGTGACATTACTGATTCCACGGCTACTAATGTTGCTGATCTTGAGAACATTTCTATTGCCGCAGGTATTGGTTTTGGTGGTAACATTACGTCCATTACTGTTTCTGCTGGCACGGTTCTTGCCTACCACCAATAATTTATGGCGCGTTACCGTTCCTCCGGGGGTCTGGACGATCCGTCCATCTCGGACGGTGATGCGGTATTTGTTGGCATAAATCAGCGTGACCAGCCCAATCAGTTGGAGACGGGTGAGGTTGCGTTATCGCAGAATGGTAGGATTGACGGGTATTGGCAACCCCGCATGGCGATTGCCTTGAAGTCGGGGCAACTGGCTTTTAACGACAGGCCGCTGCTAATCCCGTTTTGGCTTGCTGACACCCCGTTGGTTCCCACGGCTGCTGCCCGTTCGTCGAATGTGGTAACGCTCACGTTTTCTGGTGGTCACGGGTTGGATTATTCATCGAATGCTACGGCATGGTTGGTATTGGGCAACCCTAGTAATGCCACGGCTCCCTTGAGTGGGACGAATAATGTTGATGCTGGAGCGTATTTGTTTACGGCTATTTCTGATACCCAGCTAACTTTTGCCCATACTGGTGCTAATGAATCCTTAGCGATTAACGCAACTTATGGATATTTGGCTGCTACGCTGGATGATGATGCTGTCGGCGTGGTTCACGGCAGTTGTTCGTTTAGTGACCCGTCGAATAACCTTGTTGAGAGCGTATTCCTTGCTACGACTAGCACGGCGAAGAAGGTATTGCTTACTGACTATTCTATCTCTGACATCCCCTACCCATCGGGCGAGAGCATTGTTGCTGACGTTGAAATGATTCAGGCTTTTGACAGGGTTTACTTGTTTAGGGAGGGGCTTCAGACGTTGGAGTTTATTCCTAATGGTCGCTCTATTGAGGCCGCTGCTTACACATCTTCGTCAGGCGTTGTGCAAGTCACATTGGAGAGCCACGGGTTCAACAATACTGACAGCGTTACGATTGCGGATGTAGAGTTCACTACTACCAATCCGAATGGGACTCACCAGATTACGTCTATTGTGGACGCAGACACGTTCCAATACACGATTGCATCTGGCGGGGGTGACGAAACTTACACGGCGAACACAGGCGTTGCTACTGCCGCTGGCTTCACGAAGGTTCCTGCTGGTGCGTTCACTCAGCCGCAGGCGTTTAGTTTGGCTGGCAACAAGTGGGGTGCGAGTGCTAATACTGTGACGTTCACGATTGCTGGCAACACCACGATTAAGGCGGGCGACACGATTACTATTCACGCTACGGACATTGAGGATCTCAAGCCGATTCTTGACGAGACATTTATTGTTTCTACTGCCAGCTCTACTGAGATTACGTTTAATGCTCCTGTGCCTAATACAACTTACGGGTCGGGTTCTGGCAGCGCGTTTGTTGAGTTTTCGGGCAGGTTCTCGCAGGGTGGTGGTTTTTTCCATAGCCCTGCACCCGGTTGGGGTGTTTACTTCCAGCGGCGTTTGTGGGTTCCATATAGCTACGAACCCGGCGGCACGGGTGCTAGTCCGACATACACTGACAGAAAGGTTCGTGACCAGATTGCTGCGTCCGACATTCTTGACCCAGACACGTTTGATTCTATTTCCTCGCAGTTCCGCATTACTGCGGGTATCTCTGACTACACGGTTGGCCTTCAGCCATTTTACGATGACAGCATGATAGTGCTGAACCGGAACTCCCTGCACTTAATTGCTGGCACACAAGGTTCGCTGAATGACACTGTGGTTAAGGAACTCACCCGCGAGATTGGTTGTTTGGCTCAGAAGTCCGTAGCTACTCAGGGCAACAGGATTCTTTTCCTTTCTGACAATGGTGTTTACATGTTGTCGTTTGTGGACGAATACAACCTACGTGGCGTTGAGAAGCCGTTGTCTGAGAAGATCCAACCATTCATGGATCGCCTGAACAAGTCGCTGGCAGACAAGTCAGTAGCAAAGTATTTCAATAACCGATACTACATTGCCGTGCCGCTAGACACGAAGCCCGGTGCTAATGATGCTAAGGGCAACAACACGGTGCTTATTTACAACATGCTTAATGGCGGGTGGGAGTCGATTGACACCTATGGAGACGAGGACTTCTTGATTTCCAACATGTTGATTGCTCAGGACTCTAAGCGGAATCAATTATTCTATGTGAATGAGGTTGGCGGGTTGCACTTGGTTGATGCCAATAGGGGCGGCGAAGATTCCTATTCTCTGAATGCTGTTGGAAGCTCTACTACTCAGGCAGTTGACTACAAGCTGACATCAAGGGGCTACGGGTTCAAATCTCTGGAGAGGAAGAAATACCGCAGGGCGCAGGTGCAAATGATTTCTGATTCTGAGTCGGCATCTGACGTAGAGTTCTTATTCTCGTCTGAGAACCCTGACACAGATGAATTTTCTGTTGCCGACATTGCGTCATTGATTGGCGATCAACTACCTACGAATGAGGGAGCGAACTTTAGGTTCCGGCTTGGCAACCCTAGAGGAATCTACGGCACGTTGACAATTAACAGGAAAATAGTAGGATCGGGGTCAATTGGTCGGCCAAAGGTCACATCTATTGCCGTTGAAGGCTACGAGACGAACAGAGGCACACTAACCCAGCAATAATATGGCTATTCTTTCAAAAGGAGTAAACTTTTCAGACGGCGATCAGGTAACGAGCGGCAACCTTGACAACTTGGTTGATAACGCAACATTCGTGTCTGGCGGGTCTGGGGCTACTGACAACACCTCGCTTGAGGTAACTGGTGCGGGACGCTTGGCTATCAAGGACTTAGGGGTTAGCTCTGGCAAGATTGCTTCTTCTGCGGTCACTACGGCCAAGATTGCAGATGCGACAGGCACTTCTGACGGCGTTACCTTTGCTAAGATTCGCCAGTTGGAGAACATGAAGACGATTGGCAACGTATCGGGAAGCACCGCTGCGCCCACTCAAGTTTCTATTCTTGACGAGGACAACATGGCCTCTGATAGCGCAACCAGCCTAGCCAGCCAACAGTCGATTAAGGCGTATGTGGATAACAGCAAGGCAGGATTTAACCCTACGGCTTACAGTGGCGGTGAGTCTGTCACCCTGCCTAATGGTTTAATAATGAAGTGGGGGACTTTGAGCCTAAGCGGGAGCAGCACTAGCACCGTCACATTTGCATCAGCTTTCTCCACCATTGTTAATGTTCAAGTGTCTTGGCAAATCAATGACACATCCTCAACTAATCCAACGCGATTAAAGGGGCCAATTAGTAATAGCTCGATTGAGATAATCAACACATCGGCAAGTTCTGCTAATGTGTATTGGCAAGCCATTGGGTATTAAATGAATCAACATGAACCATTCCGAAACGCAAAACAGCTATACCAATCAAACGGAGGGGATTTCTTTCCCGACTTCGATTGGATGCTGCGTCACGGAGTCGTTATCAGCACACCCGAAACCTTTATCATGGGATATTTCTTTCAGCGAGACAAGCCGCAAGAACCCTGCGATTTCGCTGAAGCAGATGGCGTGTTTATTGTTCTTGCTGTTGGTAACCCTAAGCCTGCTTGCCGCCAACTTATTGATCTCGTTCCCCTACTTGCTTACGAGCGGGCATTCCGTGGTGACAGCCGCACTCGCATCCTAGACATTAAAAACTATTACTCCAAACTCTAATGGGCAGTATATTCTCAAAACCTAAAACACCTCAAGTCCCGGAAGTGGACATTGAAGGTGACATCCGCAAATATGTTGAGGGATACACCAAGGCATTGCCGGGGCTTCTTACGACAGAAGGGGAATATCGTCCAGAGTTTTTGGGCCTTAACCTTGGTGATGTAGGCACGTTTCTTCAGGGAACGCCCGAACAAATGGGCATTTTCGGTCTGTCTGGGCTATCTCAACAAGAAGCATCTCGCAACCTAGCTGCGGCTAGGGAGGCTGACATTGCTTCCATGACGGGTATGGCTCCACAGTTCCGTGGGTTTACTCAGGCATTGTCGCCAGAGGCAGCGGCACAGGTAGAATCAGCACAGCAAGAAGCCGCCCGTGCCACACAAGCCGCCCGTGGTTTGTCGTTTGAGGACAGGCGCAGAGCCGAGCAGTCTGCCAGAGAATCATACGCTAGCAGGGGTCGCCTTGGTGGCAACGAGGCTATTTTCGCTGAAGCACTTGGCCGCGAGGACATCATGGCGAATAGACGCGCTGAAGCAGAGAGGGCGCGTGGTCAGGCATTCGGTCTGGCGCAGCAGTTCTACACCGCACCGGGGCTTGCAGGATTAGGCTCGACTCCGCTTTCCTACTCGACTGGTCAGCAGCAACTTGGCATGGGGCTAGGTGCTATTGGATCGGCTCGACCACAAATGATTAACCCTGATGTTGGCGTGAACATTGGTTCGCAACACCGTTCTAATGTAACGCAAGCCCGTGCCGCTGGAGCGCAAGCACAAGCCGCGCACTCTGCTGGCATATTCGGCGCACTCGGAAGCATTGCTGGAGGATTTTTAGGCAGATAACAATATGACACCATACGGAGACGCACCAAGACTAGGAGATACCATCGACCCAAGGTTGATGGCACAGGATTTTAGCGGTTTTGCCAGAGCTGGCGCGATCAAGGGGCAGACACTTGCCAACCTTGGCCAGAACATTGGCGACATGATAAAAGTTCGCGGAGAGCAAAAGAAGCAGGAAGCAGCAGGCGAACAGTTCCTAAAGCAAGCCGATACCGTGTTCAAGGGAACACCACTGGGAGATCTTGTTACTGATGCTTATCAGAACTATATTTCCGAGGATACTACTGGGCGTGAGCGGAGAGGTATTATTTCTTCGATCCATAACACTATCGGTCTAGGAATGCAAGCCCAAAGAATGAAGATGGAGGAGACCAAGATGTTGGCATCTATGGCTGGACCTTCAGGCCCAACTTTCCGACCATCGAATCAAAGTGAAATTGATTTCTACGGAATGCCGGGGCAAGTTGACACTGCAACTGGAAGGTTCTATCCCGTTAAGCCCAATACCCCACTGATAAACATACCCGGTTCTGGCGTTTCCTACACAAGCGAGGGGGGGCTTACATTTACTCCTCCTCCTGCTGTTGGTGGCGGGACTTCACCGATAGGTGGGATTCCTGCAACGCCTAGTGCTAGCGGGCTTGATTCTCGCGGAGCAAGAATACCAACTCCACCCGCAGGCGGTTTTGGCATGGAGCCTGTATTGACTGGTGAAACCCCGCAACCAATGCCACAAATACCAGTCGAAGGTGGAATGCCCCAGCAAGTGCCTCAAGTGCCTGCTGGTCAGCCTCCTGCTGCCCAACCCACTGCGGCTCAACTCCGTAAAGCACAAGAAGCCGCAAAGGGCGATGTTCCCGTAGTAAAAGATGGGAGAATAACTGGAGTTACGCAAGTTCCGGGTTCGGGGTGGGAAAAAGACGTAGAGCTAAAGGGCCTCAAAATCGAAGAGCAAAAATTAAAATTGCAGAAGATGGAGGGTGATCTTACGGAAAAAGACAAAGAAGCAGTAAAAAATTCTGCAAGAGAATTATACAAATCAAATTCTGGACACATTGCAATTAGAGAAATCAACAAGTCTTTGGACATCCTAGAAGGCATGGACTCTGGCAGCATTTCGGCTGCTCTTAGAGCTGGAGCGGGAGTTTTCCCTGCCACAAAATCTCAAACCTTAAAAAGAAGCCTTGCAACTCTTCAAAACAAAGTGGCGTTTGACCTTCTTACAAACCTTAAACAATCATCGCCCACTGGTGGCGCGGTAGGTTCGCTTAGTGATCCTGAAAGGGAGGCTATGGGGGCAACTCAAGGTAGCCTTAAAGTCACCGATGATGTGCCAGTTCTGAAGCAAAACCTTAAAGACCTTCGCAGATACTATGCAGACTACGTCCACGGAACCAAGCAGCAGCGCATGGATGCCTTGAAAGAAGGCAAGATAACAAAGGCGCAATACGATGCTGGCGAAGTGCTTTGGAATGACATGGCTGAAGGAAAATCTGGCGATGAAGTCAGAGAAACAATTACCCCACTTATCTCTCCAGAAGAAAGGGATCTCATAAACAAATACCTAGACAAATAAAACCTGCAACATGGCTGAACCAATTCCAGACGCATACGCCCAACTTATTAGGCGGGGAACCGTAGATACTCGCAGCAGAAGGGAAGAACCTTCTGAGGCAATAAATTTTGATGAATACAATCTTCCAAAAGAATGGATAAAATCAATGGGTTTGGAGGGAAACGAGCAATTTTCCCAAGGAGTAGCTTTAAAAAATTACAGATTAAACTTAGGTCGCTCAAAATTCCTAGATAGGATTAAGTCTGCTCCAGAAACGGTTAATTGGGCAGCGGAAAAAGACAGTATAATGTCAGCAATTAGGGGAGCTGAAGCAGCCTACGATGCATTACCAGATTCGTTAAAAGATCCTTCAAACAAAGCTAAAAGTCTTGATACGTCACAAGAAAGCTTTGAAATTCTGTTGGACCAAATGGCATTATCCACAATGGCGAATGATCTTGAGCGTGAATACAACAGATACCAATACAGCCTGACAGATGAGGCAGAAAAGGAAAGAGAAAAGTCTTTCGAGGCTATTTCAAGCGGAGCATACAAAGAGTATGAAAGCAAACCATCATCATATTTTGAGATGTCTCTTGGCTCGCCTGCTGAAACCATTTCAATTGATCTGCCACAAACAAAAGCTAACTTCAAGGAGGAACTTAGCGGAGCAATCGGTGTTCACCCTGACGACATTGACGTTGACACTGGACTCGCCAAAGATATTCGGCTTGAGTTGGCAATTACGCCCACTGATGAGGACAGGGCAGTTCGTCTGCAAGACATATACGGTAAGGGCAATGTAATCCCTCTACCTCAAGATGGAAAAACAAACTTCTTGATTAACAGACAAGGCAAGTTGCAACTCGTAAACAACTTGGGAGGAGATGCTGGCGATCTTCTTGAGGCATACGGCAAGGGAGTGACTGAGGTTATCCCAACTGTCGCAGCAATTGGCGGCTTTTTACTTAGCGGAGGCGGCATTTTAGGAGGCCCAGCCGCAACGGCAGGAGCTTACGGAACAGCGGCAACGGCTCAAGATGCTGGCATACGCAAAATGCTTGGTCTTGACGCTAAACTTGGGGAAGCGGCTGTTCGCAGGGGCAAGGAGGCAGTTGTAATGGGTGCGGTTGATGCAGCAACTATGGGGGGAGGTAAATTCCTATCTCGCAGGTTCTTTGGTGAGCAAGTAGGGAACCGAATGGTTGACCAGCTAAACAATTCAATGGACATATTAGCCAAAGAGGGCGTTAAGCTAGACGCAACTCCCGGTGTTAAGCTAGGTCCGTCAGCACTTGAGGCAGAGTCAATTTTGGCAGGCAAATATCCCAGCAGCAAGTTAAACTTGAGGCGACAAGCCAATATGGATCAACTCAGAAATCTTGTTGAGTCTTGGCAAAAAGCAGGAGACCCCGCACGTGTTTCTGAAACCACATTGAGCCGTGTTCGTGCAGAGCAATCCAGACTTGCCGGAGAAATATCCTCAAAGTCAGGAATCCCCAAAGAGATTGTAGAGAAAAACCTGCAAAAACGACTAGCGCAATCGCAGCAAGTCGGATATTCCAAAACGCAGCTCGGCAAGAAAATCCGATCTGTGATCGAACTTGCAGAGCAAGCAGAGAAAGGGATAACCGAAAACAATTATCGTGGCTTCTATAATATGATGGACAAGCGGGGTGTTGGACTTACCCCTGACGAGGCCATTAACATGGTCAGGTCAACATTCCAAGGCAAACGGGGCTTTAGAACTAGCGACAAATCAGCTTTCTACAAGATCGTAGATGACATTAAGGCGGCAAAAGATGATGGTGTTGGGTTGCTTGGGTTTGAAGAACTTAACAACATTAGAAGAAGGATTTCAAAAGCTGGGGGGAGCGGTGTTCCCGGAGCCACTGGAGAGCAGGCATTAGCCAAACTTGCCTCAAAAGATTTTGATGAGAAATTGCTAGGCATTGTTGATAAGGATTTGCGTCCTGAGTGGTCTAGGATTAATCAAGCCTACAAAGACGAAATGCTAGATTTTGAAAGAGGTTCCCTTGGCCGAATTCTAAAAGAAAGGTATGGGGGCGATGTAATGACCCATGACCGAGTGGCAGCACAGTTATTAAATTCACCAACTGACGCTAAAGTAGCTATTGAGGCAGCAGGCAGAACCCCATCTGGAGGAACAATGCCTGACAGAGCGGCAGAGATACGATCCTTACTCAAGCAAGCATACACAGAAAAGCTAGGTCTGACCAAGGCTCCCGGAGTAAGCCCGCCTACGTCAGTTAAGTATGACCTTGAAATGCTTCAGGTCATTTACGGCGACAAAGGTGGTAAGGTAATGGCAAAGAAATACGATGCTCTCAATGACGCTTTTGCGGCCCAAAAGGTTAAGCTAGATGACATTGATCCTCAAGGCTTGGCGGTTCTTGAGAAAGCACTAAGCAAAGACGATGTAACTAAAGTTACAAGAGCAATCGCAGAAAAAGCCAAGCTGGAGCAAGAGCAAAAACGCTTTGTGAATAAGGCCATTATGAAGGAGGCTTTAGAGTCGGGTTCTGAGACTGTAAACAATGGCGCACTTGCATCTGCCGCTATCAGCCCGAATACTAAAGCTAGAGACTTGGCCAAATTAGTTGGACCAGAAGGTAAAATGCCAAAGGCTGAAAGAGAGATTTTTGAGCAAGACTTTATGTATGAGCTTTTGAACTCATACTCTAGCGGCGGCAAAACTTTAACTAATGCGCCCTTCACCCAAATGCCAAACGCGCAGAAATTCCTAGACGACATTGGCCATGCCCCCGGCGTAAACCCGACTGAGGCAGGACGGCAACTCCGCGCAAAAATGGATTTGGTTCTTGGGAAGCGGAAAGCAGACAAGTTTATCGCGGCTATGGACGGCATCAGGGCAAACCAAATAATTGAAGAGCCATTGGGAGAGGGTCCTATCCGTGTTACTGCGGGACTTGGCAACGTATCGTTCTATCTAGCGCAAGGATTAACCGGGTCAGCCCGAAATAGGCTTTTAGCCGCAGCTTTTGGGGACAGAAAACTTGAGCCATTTATTAATGTATTGGCCAGACGCACGGGGCCAGCACAGACCGAAGTTGCATATCGGAATATGATTGCGAGAACATTGTTGTCCACAAGGGGGCTGAAATCAGTAGCACAGCAAATGTCCAGAGATCCAGAGTTTGCCGCTGAAATGGTCAGGCTCACTCGCGCTCTGTCTGATTCTGAAGAGGACAAATAATCCTTGCCAGCAAACTGCTGGCGGGTAATATCACGGCATGAGTGACGAGTTATCCCAACCTACGGATGCTGACATGGACAAGTTCGTGTCGATTGTGTCCTCTAAAGCGAAAGAGGTGGAACCCGGTTGCCTTGAGAACGTCAACCCCGCGAAGGCGGCTAAGGCGTTGTGGATGCGGGCGCAGGGCGTTTCCCGCAGGCAGGTGCGAGATAAGTGTGGCGTAGGCTTGGCGACTCTCCGCAGG